AGACTGCACCGTTTTCCATAATAGCGTGCCATAAAATAGCACGACCTGTAATACAGCTAATACCAAAGACAATACAGTCTTCAACTTCTCCATGATGTTTTTTACAATCATATAAATATTCTCTCCTTATTTGAGCATAGATTGGTGGTATGTTTGCATTCAAGTAAGCCATAAAAAATCCTCATTTAATTGTACCCCAATTAGGACCAGATTCATAGTCTACTTTATTCTTGACCTCAAGAGGTATAGTTTGCTCCATTGTTTTTTTAATCAACTCTGCTTCGTGGTCCGTGGTTGAAAAACAAAGTTCATCGTGTATTTGTATGTGGGGTATTATACCTTTTTCATAGAGATCCACCATGGCCTTCTTTGTCATATCTGCAGCGGACCCTTGTATCAATTTATTTAAAGCTTTGTAAGTGAAAGCCGGTGTGTAATATCTTTCAAAATAATTCATGTAGTTTGGATCTATTTTATTTTCTTTATATTTATCTAGCATCTCTGCTTTGAATGCTTCTCGTGCTTGTTCTTCAGTATACAATGGCACCTCATTAAATCTATTTATTTCAGGATTCCATTCTTTGTTTGTTGTTTCCCATTTATCAAACCTGCAGAATCTATCATATAATGTAAACAACAATTTATTTTCTTTAGCAAAGTTTATTAGTTCTTGTGATAGCTGACGCACAAAAGGGACTCTACTGTGATACTCGTTAAATAAACTTCTCGCCTTTGTTTGATCAAGGCCTAACTCTTTTTGTAGTTTTATTTTGCCCATACCATAGAAAAGACCTAGGTTAATTGTTTTTGCCTGTTTCCTGGAGATATTAGCCATATCAGCGACTATCTGATGGAAGTCAGCATCATCGTACTCAAAATCGTCCTGGAGGCTCTCTGTGCCTTGTAGGCCTAGTTTTATAGCATAGTGAACTACAATACGTGGCTCCTGTTGTGAGTAGTCAAAGCTCCCCCATTTACAGCCATCTTCTGGTATAAACAGTTCTCTCATCTTTGTGCCAATAAAACCTTTTGATGGTATCTGTTGTAGGTTCGGATTAGACATACTAAATCTACCAGTTACTGTCCCCCCTGCATCTGATCTTATTTGATTTATGTCTGCATGTATTCTACCTTCGTGCACATATCCTAAAAGACCTTCAATAAATGTGTTTATTGCTTTGTCATATTCTCTTGCTTTTGCAATCATGCGTAAACATTTATCACTATGTGTTTTTAAATAATCTTTTGGAAGTTGTGGCATTTTAGATTTAGGAGTAACTTTATAATCTTTGATGCGTCTGTTATCTAATAAATTTTTTATTGAAGATGCAGCCCATATGTCAACCTTAATTGTAGTAATGCTTTCTATTGCATTTATTATTTGATCTCTACGTTTTTTAAGATGGTTACCAAATAAGATAGCTTTTTCGACATCTATCCTAACGCCTTTAAATTTCATGTCAACTAAACATAAAAATAATTTTGTTTCTAATTCAAATATTTGTCTACAAGTTTTTTGTTCTCCATCATCTTTAGTGTATAATACTTCGTCAATTTTTTTATTAAATAAATTCCATAATTTATAAGTTAGATTAACATCTTGCTTTGCATATTCTTTTACAATAGATGCAGGGAGTTTGTGCATATTAGTCATTGGGTCTTTGACTGTGCCACCAGACCATTCTAGTGTTTTCTGTTGTAAATCGTATTTGTATTTTTCTTCATTAAGATAATCTTTTGATAATGCATCTAGTGAATATTTAAATCTATTCTCATCGATAACAGATGCTGCTATCATAGTATCAACTATTCTACCTTTCATCATCATACCTGTTACAGATCTAATCCAACATACATCGTACATTGCATTGTGAAAAACTTTTGTAATTTTTTCGTTTTGAAATATTTTATTATTTAAAATTTCCCAAATCTTATCTATTCTTTTTGTATCTATGGTTGTATCAGAATGAGCTAAAGGAAAGTATGCTATTTCTTTTTTTGTTGCTACTGCTATTCCACATATAAAACCATCTTTACGTATGGCACCTAATCCTTTTGTTTTAAGATTTGGATCATATGTTTCTATATCTATTGCAACTGTATCTATATCTTTTAGATCTAAGTCCTCTGGTGTATTACACATTATAATCTCTCTCCATAATCATTTCTAAAAAGTGTATTGCTTTCAATATGTCTTGTTTCTTTCCCTTCAGTCGATGACGACAGATATATTTTATAGCACACCCTTCCGGAAACAGCAACTCATTCTCAACTACAAACTTGCTTGGTTGTATCTTAAATTTTTGATAATGTGATCCTCCGTGTTGTTTATCCCAAACGCTTTTCTTTTTCATTAAAAACCTCCTTCCAATCTTTAAAAATTCTACCCATTCTTGTATTTGCAAATTCGTATATTTTATCAATTAAATCTAAACTACATTTATTAACTGGAAAAAATTTTCCCTCTTTACCGTACGTTGGAGTTTCTTTAAACTCGTGATAACAATGTTTTCGTCTTTCAATATTATCAAAATTATGAAGCAAACTATCTGAAGAAACATTAGGGTCTTTAATTTTCCTTGCTTTATATTTTCTAACAGCTCTTAAAAAATCATCTAAATTTGTCTTAATTCTTCTTTCAGCTTTTATATCATTAAGACGTTTTAAAATTTCAAGATTACTCTTTAATTCATAATCTAAATCAGCTTTGCTTATATACATATTCATTTTTTGTAACTTTGGATTTAACCAACATACTAGTTTAGCTTCCCACTTTCTTCTTTTTCTAGCATCCCCTGGAGCATTTAAAATTCTTACAAAATTTGTTTTATCTTTAGTGTCAGGATAATCTCTACATCTATATCTAAGATGTCTACCCGAATAAAAATTAGCACTCTCTCCTACATAGACAACATCATTGTTCCAATATCTAATATAAATTATAGGTATATCTGTTGATGCTAAATCTAAATGTGGAAAATTTAATTCAACTTTTCTTTTATCTTTGGGTACTAAAAATTTCATCTTACTCCTAATGTGTATTTTCCTTGCGATGCTACAGTCCAACAATCAAATTTACCTCTACTGTATGCAACATATTTTAATCTAAGTTGTGTGAAATAATCTTCTAGTCTTGTCGTTGTTAAATCGATAACGACATTATCAAATGTTAAACCTTTTACTGTATGTATGTTTGCATATTTTACTCTAACCTCTCCATCATCTAGTCCCTTTTTTAAAATCTTTTTAATGTAGATAAGTCTTTTTTCGTAGTCCTCTTTCTTACCTCTTTGTTTTCTGACTATGCAAAAATCTCTTTCTTTACCTGCATCTTCTCTTAGATATTTGTGATATATCATGTAGTCCATCGTGTACTCTCTATCTATCCAATCTTCAAACTTCTCTTCGCCCCTACCTCTGATTATAACTTTACTCCCTGCATACTCCCAAAAATCTTTTATCTGTTTCAATGGCATCGGTGTTCCTTTACAGAAATCTGGCCATAGTTTGTGGCATTTTAATTCTTTCTTTGGTACGTGGGCCGTGTTCCCTACGTGTGCAAACTCTATACCCTGTTGTTTAAAAAATTTTTTAACCCATGAATCTGATGGTTGGCCACGATAAGTAAATAAAAAAGTTTCATTCGTATTATTTATTTTATTTAGTAAAGTCTCCATAGCACTAGATTTTTTGTATAGACTTGGTAAATGATAATGATTACCTATTACATCTGTTGGTTTCCAGGTTCTTTCATACCCATAATAATCCCATACTGGTTTTATTATTCTTTTACATAAGTTAGTTATTGTTTGTCCACATCGATAACCTTGTTTTAATTCCTCTGCATCTCTAGATAGTCTATGATAATAATCAGCATCTGATCCTGCAAACTCAAATATAGTTTGATCTGCGTCTCCAACAAAATAATACTCTTCTGCTTTTGTTGCCATTTTATCTAATGCTTTTCTTTGTGGCACATTACTATCTTGAGCTTCATCTACTATTAGCGCATTTATTTCTGGCTCTACAGCTTTATCAATAAAGTCCTCTATCATATCAGCATAATCACAAACATGATTGTCATGTTTATATTGTGTATAAGGAAACATCATTTGTTCGATAGAATTTAAACTGTAAGGTTTATATGTATTTTTATCGCAAGTCTTCCAATGTTCTTTTAAAGTTTTACCTTTACCATGAGCATCTGATATATATCTATAAAATTTATGTTTATCAGAATTAAACTCTGACTCGTTTATTCTTTGTAAATTAAATAAAGAATCTATCATCGATAAATTCTTGTGATCATCATAACTAAATACTTCTTTACGCCCAACTAATCTGCTTTTACAATACGAGTGTATTGTACAGATTTTGTACTTCATAGATTTTTTTGTTACACCTTCCATTTCTGGTAGTTTTAATATTTCATTTTTTATTTCATTAGCTGCAACGTTTGTGTGTGATAATATTATTATGTTATTGTAAGAATATTTTGTTAATAATTCTTTGTATTTATCTACAATCCATTTAGTAGTTTTTCTTGTTCCTGGTGGACCTGATATAAATTTAGGTTGTTTCATCTGTAACCTCTTTGTATTCTCCCTCTATTATTAAATCTTCCTTATCAAGTTTTTGACCTGTCATACGCCATGACACACATGACTTTGTTCCAAACTTGCCATGATTTTTTTTTGCTTTTAATATATTTTGACATTTAATTACAAGATCGACTCTTGGTAAGTTTACTTTTTGTTTGTGCAAATAATCTTCAAATTTATCTAAATTAAATTCTAGAATATTTTTTCCTACATTAAAATATGGTAGCCCAAAATATGCTAATTCTTTTTTGTTAGTGTATGCTTTTTCCTCTGAAATATAATTTTTAAAATGTTTTACAAATCTTAAATCTTCTTCTGCCTCTTCTACATAATTATTTGATTTTTCTCTTGCCTCATATTTTCTACGCATAATTTCTTCAAAGTCTGAGGCTTTCATTTCTGGTATCCATACAGATGCTTTACTAATTACAGAATCATAAAATAATTTTTTATTACGAAGTGTTGGACCATCTACTGTAATTGTTTTTTCAACAGCCTCACCCTGCACTACAGCATTTATTTTTACAAAATATCTATCACTTCCATATTCTATTATCTGTCCGATAGATTGTTTTGCTTCTTCACTTGTCGCCTCCTGCACACCAATCCAACTAAATAATGTAGCTATTGTTTTTGTAGAGCACCCAATAATCTCTGCAAGTTTTGGCATACCAAATTTTCTATTTGCTTTTTTATGTGTAGTTCCTTTTTTCTTTCTCTTTTCTGACTCATCATCTTTTGCTGCAATGGCTATCTTGTATACAAAACTATCAATGTCATCTACGTTCCATTCTGTATGTTTTAATAATACACCAGCCATGGCAGTACAATAATCATCTCTTTGTCCTGAGCCTGCGTATGTAATACACAAAGCTGCAGCAAGAGCTATCTTACCAAGATCAACTTTTATATTACCTGGATATTCATCTATCCCATCATACTTAACCCATTCAACAACTTCATTTGTTGTGTGATATTTTGTTTCTGGAACTAATGTATATTTATTTGCGCCATGTCTTATTTCACATAGAGTTGCACCATGGCCATAGTCTTTATAATAATTTTCTAATTCTTTTGGTAATGCAAATTTTTTATAGTCTGATGTTCCAGACCAAAGATAATGACTTGATGGATTATTTCTTCTACCAAATATTGCACCACATGATTTTATATGATCACTTGTAAATCTTTTAACAACAGGATTATCAATATCAAAATCTATGTATTGATCTAG